AAACCTGGCAAATGTAGGATATTTTTTCTATATTTGCAAGCATAAAATGGAAAAACAATACTGGATATATAAACACGAGATGGTGCATATCACCAGGCTGATAGATCACCTCAAAAAACTGGAGCAAGAAGAAAAACCAACCCGGTGGGAAATGATCAACATAATATACCTCGAAAAAGCTGCCAACGGAAATCCCCTCAATGAAGTAATCCTAATATACAAAAAACCAGTCACACCAACAACACGACAGAAATATTCACAATAACATGCATAACTATGAAATCATTTAAAGAACATACCAAGTACCAGGAATCACCACTCACTAAACAAATAACCGAATTCCACCAACAATACCCCAAAACACCCAGGGACATAACCCGCCTGCTCACAGCATGGTTCAACCTCTCCCCTAAAGCATCCCACATGCTCCTGCATATAACCACTAACCACAATACCCACACCATCACCCTGGACAAAAATAACCTGCCATTCAAATCCCCCGATACCACATACAAAGCCCTTAGCGAACTCATACACCATAACCTCATCGCCCGCTCAACACAACCAATGACATTCTTCATCCAGGATAAACTGCTCACAAGCAACAACACCATACAAATGATCGTTACCCTCAAAAAAGACGGACAAGAAAAAAGAAATACCGTGGAAAAATGAAATGCGAACAAAATAGCATAGCACCCGAAAAGCAGAAAGGCTCACAACCCGGGAGGCGGGGCCAAGAACAGCTCCCATGTGCCGCGTATCCCCCGACGCTAGCGCTCCCACGCACAGCAAAGTTAGCGAAAATAAATGAGAAAGTCAAATGTTCAAAATATGCATATATTCGCTAGTATGGGTTTTTAGTAGGATACATGAGTTATTAAAAGTTATTAACAACTGCCTAAAATAAAAAAAGGGTAACATGCATTTGGAAAGGGAATAATTTTATTGTATATTTGTCACATCATTCCTCTTATCATCTATTTCACTCGTATTGGCAATCTTGGCAAAAAAAACCCCCTTAGTGGGGGTTTTTAGTATCAGCACTGGGCTGTTAGAAGTCTGCCTCTTCCTCTTCGATGGTGGCTGTCTCTACGACGCCAACGGAAGAGTATCCGGCCTTTCTTGGTGCCCTGACCTTGGGGATCTCGCGACCCTCCCAAATGTCGTGGTACACCTCGATGGAGAGCTCGCATCCCTCCAGGTCCTGGTAGCTCGAGCCGTGCTCAAGACCAGCAGCCTCGAAGAGCTCGTTCAGGATGTTCTCACACTGCTTTTCCCTTTCAGGATCGACAACGCGTTCGAATGACTCTTCGTCGATGGCGTATCCCTCGGGGTGAGCGGAGCAGAAGTATCCAGTGGTATCTTCAAGCTCTGCGTAACGCTCAAAGCCCGCGGTGTTATACCTGTGCGTTAGCACTCCTCCGCCCTTGCGGGTGAATGTGATGGCGAGCTGCTGAACCACATCCTTGTAGTCTACGCCCTTGGCCTTCAGTTCGGCCTCTGTCTTAAGAGTACCCTGAAGGTCTTTCATGCGATCAGTTACGATAATCGCCCTGGCGATACGCACGTCGTGCCTACCGACTGGTAACAGATTGGCAGTCCTGTCAACCGCACCAGATTTGAATTTCAATAAATCCATATGCTCTAGATTAATGGATTAAACAATTACAGATATACCAAGCCTATCTGTTTGGCTTTATAAAAAGGATAATTTACGCCTGCTATGCCTCCTGCAGCCGGCGGATATGCACGGGCACGGGCATGCATGGGAAAGGAGAAAAAAAACACTCCGCGAGGAGTGTTAAGAGAACAGGCATTAGTCTTGATAGAAATACTTTAATAGGTATCTGTGTATTTTATCGTCGTCTATTTGCATAAACAAGTCATACAACTCCCTGCCAATCTCACCCTTTATTTCATCTTTGTACAACTTGCAAAACTTTTCCATATCCAGAGGACTTAGTACATACACATCCATATACTTATCCTCAGCAATTCTAATGCGTACCTCTGCATTTGACTTGATGCTGTCTGCTGTTTTGTCCTGTTCAAGGCCTTTGAAGAACTCTTTTATATCCATGATAGTTTGTTTTAAGAATAAGGATAAACAAAAAGGCGCACCATGCGCCTTATCACCTACTGCCAATGACCGAACCATAGCCTTTCTCTTTCTTTTAGCTTAGAATAGCTATCACTGACAGCGTAATCATAACAGTCCTCGCAGTACGGTGTCGTACCCTCACCGATGTACTCACCGCATTTGATACAAAACTCTCTCATAACTATACAGATTAAATACTGTGACAATATCGTCTATAAAAAAGATAATAAAGGAGTCTCTTCAGCTCCACAAAAAAAAGACCCCCCCCACCCAATTCCAGGTACCCTACCCCTCAAAAGTGCCTACTGACCTCATCCGTCCATATTTCGGTCTTAAAAGCGAGAAATTCCGTAAAAGTTAACAAATAATGGAAATAGTATTTGGATATGTGTTGAGTGTGTTGTATATTTGGGGTATTAAAATTGGGTATGATGCGAATAGAGGTAGACGTGGATACTGATGATGGTAGGGATTCGTTGGTATTCACTAATGAGAATTTAAACAATCCTTTATATGTGACGTTATTGACTGATGATAGTGCGCATGACATTTTGATAGATGACTTGCGTGCTGTTGTGGTTGCTTTTGGTGTTGCTGAGGAGGATTACAAGAGGCAGATATATGGAGAACACGAAGTTGGGGGCAGATAGGGCTCCTGGTGAGTTACGTGCTGCTATAGATGATGGTTTTGTAAAGAATTTCTATGATGCTTTAGTGCATCCGTTAAATGTTTTTTTATATGGGTTAGGTTGCTCTCAGTCTATTCTGACGAGTACTCCTATTGGTGATGATGGTTTAATGTCTAATGTTATTCATCGTCATATAGAGGAGATGTTGATGGTTATTGTTTACAGCAGGGGTGGGGTTTGTTTGATTGATTCGGTTAATGGCGGTTCTATATTTACGTTATCGGGTTTTCTGGAGCGTGAGGGGAGGATGCCTACTGGTAATGATGGGATAGTATTGTTCACTGACAGGTTTTATTTCAATACGCGGGTTGTGGCGTCTTTTGGTATGCCTGTTATTGAGGTATATTCGGACATTAATTTCATGACTAAGGATAATTTTTACAAACAATGAGAGAGATAATAATAAAAGGGGGAAAGGGTTTAAAGGATCTTGACCGCAGGTTGCGTTATGAGAGTGAGGCATATGATCGGTTACGTGCTCCCAGTCCGAGGTTTTTCAAGGTATTGGCTCGCTGGTGTGGTTTGGGGTTAATATTGGTAAGTGGTGGTTTAGCTGTGGCGAGTGGTTTTGGTGCGCCTGCTGGGGTGTTGGTTGTTTTGGGGGCGTTGGATGCGATGATGGGGACGGCGTTGACTGTGGGCAAGTTTGCTGTTGACGGTGGTTATGATCGGGAGAGCAGGAAGGCTATGATGAAGACTGATCGTAATCTGGCTATGCAGGGTGCTAAAACTACTGTGCCTTATCAGCCTGTTAGTACAAGTCTTAGGGTTTACGTTAATTGTCCTACGGGGTGCACATGTGGTAATTGTGAGCAGATAGCCAGTCAGATTGCCCAGCGTGGGTATTATGAGAAAAGATTTTAGCATTATGAGCAAGAATACATTTGAGTATTGGGGCATAGGTCCTGATGGTAAGAAGTTTCACAGTCACATAGTGACCAAGTCCAGTCGTCTTTCGCGTGTTTGTGCGATGATAGAGGACAAGAAGAAGATAAAGATCGACGGGTGTCGGGACTTCGGCATTCGGCAATTATATTAGTACTAATTTAAAATTTTGTGTTATGAGTTTAATGGTTTTAAGTGACCAGTCCTTTGATTTTCTAAAGGATTTGTTAGACAAGGCAACTCCGTTCAAGGGGTTGCTGGAGGTAGGGGCTGACATTGCCGGTCCTTTTGTAATCAAGGCAATCGATTCACAGTTGTTGGCCCGTTATATTGAGCAGGGTTATCATGACGAGGTAGATCGTTTTGTCATTGCTTGTGAGAACGAGGATCTTGAGGCGGCTCAGGCCGAGCTCAACGTGTTGAGCAATCAGATTCCCAAGCTGGGTTTTTTCAAGAGTCCTACGGCGAGTTCCAAATTTTTCCAGGGGCTCATTGGTCTTGTAGCTGCTGGTATTGACGAGGCTATTTACCGCAAGAATTTGGCTACTCAGCCGCCACCGCCCATGTAATATGGGACTGCTAAAGAGGTTAGCAAGGAAGGTTCGCAAGCATTTAAGGATTGCGAATTTCAATGTGAAGGTATCCTCTATGGGGTACCTTCATCGCCTCTTTATGCACGAATCTGTCCAGTCTCGTTTGGACAGGTATATAATTCGAGATGAGCAAAGGATACAACATGATTACAAGCTACGGGTAAGCAAGAGCGTAGATTATCTTTTTTCCCAAAGCTTTAATATTAATAACGATGATGAGGTTATGGATATAAAAGAAAAATTCCCAAGGACTCTTACATTGATGAGTAATGACAGTAAGATGGATGCTGCCAGGTACAAATGTGGGATACTCAGTGTTGTCGGAAGCACTGATGACAGAGAAATTCCGAAGATAGCACAGAAGATGGCTGAGAACTATGGTGAGGGTGCGCCATATCTTTTTATTGAAAAGATTATTGGGACGCGTTACTGTATTGATGTTTATATTTTTCAGGACCAATACCAGCGAATGCGCTTCTGGCGTGAAAATGAAAATTTCGTAGATGGTGTAATTAAAAAGAATGTGTATTATGAAGCTAAGTAAGTTTAAATTAATTGATGGAGGTATAGGTGGTATCAGCGCGGCTGGTACGGACCTGCGCAACAAGGGTGAGTATAAGGTTCAGATTGATATCAATGAGCTGAAGATTAAGATACCTATTCCTGAGGATATCATAAAAGAGATTAACAAGTTAAAGAAGTTCATGCTTGATGCTATGGGTTACTGGCTTCCGGAGATGGACAAGTTGCTGGAAAGCGGTGAGTCCTGGGAGATTGGTTCTCTTGAGCTGGGCATAAGGCATAAGGCTATGGACCTGTTGGACAATGTAAAGATTACCGGACTGGTAAAAAACCAGGAGGCTTATATTATTACAGGCCATATGACAAATCATTTTGGCTCTGTCATAGGTCTGAGTACGCCTAAGCTCTCTTACGAGTCTACCTATCCGGACTGGTATGCTTTTCAGACCGTAGCTATTGACGTGATGGCTGCCGTGGAAGAGTTCATAAATGAAAACAAGCTTCGCATGATGGAGCCCAAGCAGTTGATGCTTGCTTTGTTTGCTGATGACAAGAACAGGGAGAGGGAGATCGAGGAGCTGGACAATGATACGGTAAACAAGATGGCTTTGGAACACCTGGAAGGACAGGGCGTGATATGCATTCCGCCAGAGAACATGCTTGACGAGCACGAGGATGTGACGGACCAGCTGGATGAGCTGGACGAGAGAGAAGAAGGAAAAGCAGCAGAAGAAGAAGAAGAAGAAGAGGTACCGGACCAGGTAAATAAAGATGGCGAAATGTCTCTGCCGTAAATGATGGTTAAAATTATCTTATTCCTAAAATATAATTAAATGTCTATCCAAACAGCTCTAGATTTTGGATTGGTTGAAAAGGTGCTGAAATTCGATGATGAAAGTCACAGCTATGTCAGCATCAAAGACGGTAGCGATTTTACTCCCGTTACCCGGTTTATAGATTCCTTCGCGGTCCCTTTTGACCGCGAGGGAATTTCTTACCGTAAGGCACGGTACCAGGCTCGTGATCAGCTTGGCTATGAACCTAATGAAAAAGAGATAATCCAGGAGCAGCAGCGTATACTGTCCAGCTGGGACAAGAAGCGTGATGACAGCATTGTCCACGGTAACTTTATCCACAAGATGATTGAAGACTACGGCAAAGGTGTTATGCCGGAAAACAAATATCTTCCTATCATCAGACAGATCAGTAAGATCACCATGGGCTATTATGCCGTATATAATGAAAAGAGGATATATCATAAAAACCCGCTTGTTGCCGGGACAGTAGATATTATCCTGCAGCGTCAGAAGGATGTGGAGAAGAGTGTCTTTGACATCTCTGATATTAAGACCAATCTCGAAAAAGGTATTGTCTATGACAGCATCTGGCGCGGACCTGAAGGTGTCAAGCGTCATTACAACAAGTTTTTCCTTCCGCCGATAAGTCACCTGGAAGACTGTAATTACAACAGGTATGCCTTGCAGCAGTCTATATATGCATATATGATAGAAATGTTTTTTAAAGTAAAGATAGGACGGTTGTTTATCATTTTTGTCAGGATGCCAGGGAAGGCTGATGAGAAACAGTTGAGCTTTGATGAGTTTGAAGACAGCATATCTGTAGAGACGATACCTTTAAATTATATGAAGGCAGAGGTACAGAATATGATGATGACCAAAGCTGATATATGGGATGATGTGTGGTAAAATAAGTTAAACAGTACGATGACATAAGAGAAGCTAAGAAAAGTTTAAATAAAACAAAAAAACAATTATCATGAAAGATCTAGTGCTTAGAATAACCGTTGACGACAGTCTCGACATCGATGACATCATGGAACTAAAGGAAAGGATCCTGATTAAAAACAGGCTTCCTGATGTTGGCGATCACGGCGTGACGGCCCGCGGCTTCGAGGATGAGTATTTCCTGAAGAAGACAATTGCCAAAAGAGAAGGTAAAGATGAGTGAGTTCATACAATGGGTTCTTGCAATCATGGTCGTGGTGGCAGTAGGGCTGGGTACAGCATACGGTACTTACATGTCCATGAAAAAACAATATGGTAACAAAAACAAAACAAGCAAATGAAGAACATTTTATTATTAACACTATTAGCTTTATTGCTATCAGCAATCGGCTTTACCTTCTCTGCTTGCACAGACCAGCAGGAGAAGACTTATAAGTTATGGTATGATGAGTTAAAGGTTGAACATGAAGATCTTAAAAACCTCATGCAGCCCTTGTTGTGGGATGCTTATGCTACAGGTTATCACGAGTGCAAAATGCATTTCCTGGAATATGAGGGATTTCGCAAGGCAAAGTGGCGGGAGGACTCAACAATTTACATGGAGATGTTAAAAGTGCGCTTTCCCAAGCCGGGAGATGTGACCACATCATATAAAACAGTATTTGATTAATCAATAAAACAAAGCAAATGAAAAAAACAATTTTACTATTGATGCTGATCGTGACTATTGGGTTTACGGCCCGGTCGCAATTATATATTGAGTTGCCAGTGGCAAATATCACTCAAGGAGTGGACTCAATAGATATTGAACCATATGTTAAGGCCTATATGGAAGATTACCTCGATTCTGTATTTGCTGGTGGAACTTTTGGGGACTTTGTGACTCTGCAACAGCTCCAGGACACTTTGGCAAATTATGTACGAAAAGGGGACACGTTAACCGGATATGTACCACAACACCAGTTTAATAGTACACTTGCAGGATACGTAACCTCAACCAGTCTGTTCACCACGTTAAATGATTATGTGTTAAACACAACATTGGACGGATACGTCGAGGATTCAGAGCTCAATGATTATGCAACCTTAATAGACCTTGATGGATACGTCCAGACCGGAACACTCGGTAACTATGCTTTACTTTCTGATCTGAATGGGTATGCACAGCTTACTGACTTGGATAATTATGTAGAAATTGCAACTCTTGCAGATTATGCAACAATTGCTTATGTACAAACACAGATAGCCCCGTATGTAACATTAGCGCAGCTTGACAATGTCCTTCTTGACTATGCTACAGGGGCACAGCTTGACAGTCTGGCAAACAATATACCGATGGCACAACTGGACTCTACCAAGTATCTCAGGTGGACTGATCTTGCTGACTATGCTGATTATTGTATTAGCGGCCAGGCTTACAGTGTACATGACGGTTGGAGAATGGATACCAATTATGTTCTGACTCCGCCCGAATATGCCTGCATGATATTAATTGAAAATTCAGACACAATGTACTTCATGCCGGATTTCAGGGATTTCTCAAATTTCTTCACCTGGGTAAGCACAACTAAGACCAATGTTCACCCGGCCACATATGAAGAACTACGCTGGGGTGAATTATTAACAACCGAAGAATAGTTATGTTCGACAAGATTGGTGCAAGGACTTTCCTGGCTGATAAGAACCAGCAGGAAGGCCTTAAAGTTTCAGAGATGAGGACCAGGGATTGGTTAAAGTTTGCTGATGAACTATCAGAGGCTAACCTGAAGATGCATCACGAATCCTATACACGATCCATCACCAAGCTTCTTAATATTATTTTAGATCAAATATTCCATGGAAAAAAATAACGGCGAGTCATCCTTTGGTCCTTTTAAAAGCAAAAACCAGGCTGAAACGTTCTTTAATCTCGTCAAACGCATGAGAAATAAACAGTTGGTGTTTTTCAGAACTCATGATAAAAGCGTATTAGGCGAGGCCAAGGTTTTAGAGCAAAGGGTAGATTTAATTATCAAAGATATTGACTCGCCGAGTTTATTTTAGTAATTTCGCTAGGTGTATTAAAATAAGTGTAATATGCCTAGCGTTTTTTTAGTTAATGATGAAGGTACTGCTGTCCTTAAGAAGGAGGCAGTTTCTTTATGTCAGTACCTGTCTAAGGTTTCATCCAACGAATTGCTTTATATTATTATGGCTTATGACTACTGTTATGGGCCATATCATCGTCTCCCCCTGCATGAACGCAGGTCGATAGCTTTGCGTAGGACTTACAAGAACCGCAAAAATGCAGAAGAGATAGATAAAAAGCTGAGTAAGGCCATTGAAGAATACAATGGTCTTATTTTTGATATAAAGCGTACCCAGCGTGACGTCTACCTGCAGAAGCAACATGTACTTAACAACCGCCTGATAGAGGAAGACAACCCAACCAGGATTAAGGAAATCCTAAGCTCTTTATCTATCATTGAAAATAAGGTCAGTGATATTGATAGGGCTATAGAAAGCGAAGAAGAGGTTATTAAACTTACCGGAGGTAAAAGAGCTTCGCTGATAGAAATACTTATTTCAAATCGCAAGAACTATAAGGCCACACATGTAAAGGTAGGCTATGATGGAGAGGAAAATGAGGAAAAATAATGAGTGTCGACTATAACATTATAATTAAAAAAAGAGGTTTTGATCCCAGTCCCGTAGCCGGGAATATTCCTTTTTATGCCGATTCCAGAAGCAATCCCGACTGCTATGGAACCTCGTCCTGGCGAGAATGGTGGGAAGAGCAGGTGGACCGCTGTATGAACGGATATAAAACCGGTGGGATATGGTTGCCTGGACCGTACTACTATTTTTTGAACTTTCAGCACCTTGACGGTTTATTAGGGACTGTATTTCCGGACTATGTAGACTTACAATATGAGATCTTCAGAACTATTGATGAGGTCCAGAATGATCCGACCTACTGTGGTATTCTGATGCCTAAAGCACGCCGTAAGGGTATAAGTTTCGTTGGTGTAACTCTGGCCGGGCACGGTATCCGGTTTGTAGATGATTACAGAATGGGTGTTGTCTCGGGTCTGGATACATATGTAGCCGGGTTCCGAAGGAAGCTGTTTAAATTCTACAACGATGTGCCACCGGAGCTGCACATGAACTTCTTAAGAGAAAATGATGAAGAGCTTATTCTGGGCTATGAAGAAGACAAGGGAAATAATAAAGAGAAGGTCGTTAATGGTGTCCTTAACTTTAAGACATTGCATGATCAGGCAGAGAAGCTTGAAGGCGAATACTTCCATCATGTTATATTTGAGGAGACAGGTCATTTCCCTAAAGCTGATGAAGCGTATAACTCACTGAAGCCCAACATGATGCTTGGTGATATGCTCATTGGTTTATTTTTAATTTATGGCACGGGCGGCAATATGCTTGCCGGTTCTAAGGCTTTCAAGAAATTTTATTCACAGGCAGAAAGCTATGGGTTGAAGTTCAAGTTTATACATGGTGCAAGATATTATTATCCACACTATAGAGGTGCCAGGGATAAGGATGGAAAAGTTATTCATGAAACACCTAACCTTGACCGGGAATACAAAGGTATGAGGTCCGAGCAACTACTTGGTTGTGAGGATGTTATGTTTGCTGACGAAAAAATCGTCCAGGGTATTGCCAAGCGTGCAAAAAATCCTGACAAAAAGGCGCTGATACAATGGAAGCAAAAGTATCCCAGGAGCATAGAAGACGTCTTCAACAGTTCGGGTAGCAATAATTTTAATAACGATATTCTATACGGATCGCTCTTTAGGCTTGATTCTTTGGATCATGAGCCATACGGCGAATTTGTTTTAAACTGGGTTAAGGACGAGAGCGGCAATATTAAGATGCCATTACAGGTTACAGCAGATCCACCAAAACGAAACGAAAAGGACTGGCGTATTGTTAAGATATACAAACACCCGATAAAATGGAAAAATGCTGATGTTCTTGGTATCGATGGATATAACGAAGACGATACACTGACCAGTGACTCTCTTGGCGGTGCTATTGTAGTTCGTAATTATGAAGGCATACCAGATGAAGATGATCTGGTTGGAAAGATACCAATAGCAATCTATTACAAGCGCCCGCCTAGGAAAGAATTTTTTTGGGAAATATGCCTTCAAATGGCAGTTTATTGGGATACCATTAAAAATTCAATGCTTTCTGCTGAAAGCGATATGGTAATTCAGTTCTTTAAGGAAAATGGCGGTAAGAGATACTTGTCTCCGAGACCGAGAAGTTTTGATGCCCCGGACGGAAAAATGATGCATGACTATGGTGTCAAGATGACTTCCTATAGTAAACCAAGGCTTTTATCTATCCTGCAGACCTGGGTTGATGATCATGCCATGAAGTGTCCATTCAGGGAAATACTTTATGACCTGGTTGCTTATGATGAGGAAAACATTGGCACTGACTGGGATAGTGCTGATGCATTAGGTTATGCATTGATGAGATTTATTGATATGAAGAAAAGGCCACAAGAAAAAGAGAGGGAAGATGATATGAGAAAAAAATTAAACTTAACTTCTTTCGATAAAAACCACAATCCTATCCGTCCTATAGATCAGACTGAGAAAGAATTAACCGAACCAATGAAAACGAGCACGGATATGTTAAATGAACTTGAAGAGCACAAATCTGTTATTTAATATAGGTACTTGCTTGACAAATGTCTTTTTTTTTAGTTTCTTTGTTGTAAAATCTGTGCACATTGATTAATAACTTTCCAGATATAAATATCCCGGAATCTAAGAAGAAGGATGAATTTATAAAAGATTACATTGATGCGGTAGTCGATTATTATAAAAACACCTTATCTGAAAACCGTAGTAAGTTTCAAAAGATATATAATTCTTACAATGGTGTCTCACCAAGTATCGCCAAGAACTATATAGAAAAAGCTTACGGAAAATCAACGTCAACACCAATCATACGATACCGTCTTGGCCGTACAAAAATTAAGTTATTGCTTGGTGAGATGTTGGACTTTAAATTTGACCGGGATGTTGAAGCTACAAATCCAGAGGCAGTAACGAAAAAGTTAGCTCATATTCCTGTCCTACTGGGAGCCATGCAGGTTAAAGAGGACCTTCAAGCTGTTGGCAAAGCCTTTGGGTTTAATATTCTGGACGGGCTTGAGATACCAGAAGCAAACGATCCAGACTTGTTTAATAAGTTAAGTCCAAAACAACAGGCAGAATCATTTATGCAGGCAATCCTTGATGAAAAACTTGAAGAAGATGAGCTTGTTAGAAAAGCTTATGAGTTTTTTACCTTCCTGATACTTGTAAGTCAATGTCATGCAGTAGTAGATACTGACAAAGCTGAAGTAGATCGCATTAGAGTAATCCCACCGGAAAATGCAATCTATATGGAAGTCGAGGGAGATCCTTATGCAGAAGAAAGTCCTTTCAACGGTGAACGTATGTTCATGTATGAACACCAAATACTTGCAAAATTTCCTAAGATATCTGCTACCGATAAAGAGAAGCTGAAGGATATGGTATCTTTGGAAAATTCTGGCATACAGACAATAGGTGGACAGCCACTATATCCGGTTTATTACGTTGAATTTACGTCTCCGCGGCCATTTTATACAAAAACAAGTTATCCTAAAGATAGTGACGTTCCATATGAAACAAATATAGATGCTGAGTATTACGAAAAGAATGAAAAGAAAATTCAAAAGGATGTTAATAAAATGCTATATACTGTTTCAGTGCAATGGGGTGAGCAAATACATAAAGGCTATAGGATAGGTGATGGCGGCGATCCAATATATCTTGAACTTGGCCGAAAGCAAAATGTTATACAAACCAAAGGCAGCGGTAAGAAATATTTTGCAAAGAGTGACTATACTCACCTGCTTTTTGGGACCATAGGTAATACCAGGGTAAGCATCCAGGAGCTAATTTATAACCTGGATGAAGTATATGACATCATAATGTGGCAAATACTTCGTGAACTTAAAAAGATAAAAGGTCAGGTATTTGTCTATGATGAATCATTGGTACCGAGTGGCATGGACATGAGCGGTGTACTTTATGATGTTGTAGAGCATGGCGTTTTGAAAATAAATTCAGCAGAGGAAGGTAATTTATATGGCAGGGAAGTCGAAAATGCAGCCAATGTCATTAAAGAGCTAAACTTAGGTGTGAGCGATAGCTTAAAAGAGTTAATCAACATGAAGCTTGCCATTGAGCAAACCGTGGACAGGATTACAGGAATAAACGAGGACAGAGAAGGACAAGGGAAGGCGTCGATCACAGCTACAGGTGCTATGCAGAATATTGAAGCTTCACGAAACATTACTAAAGACGCCTTCTTTTTTATTAATGAGTTCATGGAAAAGATCTTGACAAAACTTTGTGAAAAGGTCAAGCTAAATAAAGAATACATATCAAGAACTTCCACATATATTAAGTATGGTGATAATCTTATCGATCTTGGCAATTTAATTGATGAGCTGTACTTTAGTGAGTTTGGGGTATATTTATCTGACGGAAAGAAGATCCAGGAAATAAAGGAAAGGATAAGACAATACTTTCCTGTTGAAATCAACTCAGGTGCTCTTAGAACAAAAGATGTTATTCGTTTCGAAATGGCCAAAGATCTTAATATGGGTCTTAAGGTACTGGATGATGCCTGGGAACAAGTACAGCAAATGCAAACAATGTCTATCCAGCAAAAGGCTAAATCAGATGAGGCGAAAATTGCACAGGGTATCCAAATAGCAAGGGAAGACAGGGAAGACAAGCAAGCTCATGATATAGTGATGGAAGAGGAAAAACGCAAAACTGAAGCAATGAAGTTAGGCGCTAAAGGACTTATGGAATCTGCAAAAAACCGTGTTAATTTGCAGAAGGATAAAAATAAAGAGAAAAGTAACGATAATAAAAATTAGTGTGTCATGGCTAAACAAACAAATCCGGAACCTACGGGTTTCGAAGGTACTGATGAGCAAGATGAATTCATGAGTGCCGAAGAAGAAGATCTTAAACTTTTTGATAATTTATCCGATGAGACAGGTGCCACCGGCACTTCTTCAGAAGATACAGCAATAGTGGAGCCAACAGGTCCTACCGGTGATGCGCAAACCGATGTAGCGGAACCTACTGGTCCCACTGGTACTGATGAAGAAGCAACCGGGGCTACAGAAACAACTGGCCCAACATCATCTGAAGAAAAAGAGAAGACTGCAGCGACGGCAGAGACTGGACCTACAGGAACCGATTCTTCTGACGATGATATATTAAGGCTGGAGGTGACTGGAGTTACCGGTACGCAGGAAGGCACTTATAATTGGGTTGAGGCAGGTAAGAAGCTTGATATCGATGTAAAGGAAAATACTGAAGAGGCCTATTTGGCTGGTGTAAAAGAAAAAATCGATTCAGCTAAAAAGGTAGTAGAGCCAAACCTTGAAAAGTATGGAGATGAAGGAAAGCAAGTATTTGACTTACTCGAGAAGGGAGTATCATTATATGATATTATGCTTCCAACGAAAAGGTTTGATGATTACCTGGTAAAGACAACAGAACAACAAATGGCTGAAGACTATTTCATGGAAACCAAAAAGGTTGACAGAGAAAAAGCCAAAGGCCTTGTTGACGAAGCAGTGGCTGATGGTAACTTTGATAGTATTGTATCTGAAGTGAAGAGTATTGTCAATAATGCTAAAGTTGCTGCATGGAAGGAGTCACTGTCGAAACACGATGAAAAGCTCAAAGCATTACAGGATGAAGACAAAGCTACCGCTCAGAAAGAGGCAGCAGAGATGGTAGATTATCTTGACAAATTGGATAACTTCATGGGTTATCCATTGCCTCAGGAAACTAAATCAATATTAAAAAGCCAGATATTGGCAGGTGTGTTTCAGGAAGCAAATAATTCAGCTTCAGTACAGGTCAAGGCCAGATTATTCGACATGTTTGGTGATAAAATCCTCAAAAAGCTCAGAGAGCAACAAAAGGTAGATTCGAGAAAGAGTTATAATGACGGCCAACAAAGAATTAAAGATGACCTACATAATACCAAACCAGCTAAGCCTGGTAGTGGAGTGCCCGCAGGAAAAACGAACCAGAGGTCCGATGATGACAGCCCGTTGGGTGCAATGCGAAACATTGATGATGAGGTAGGCATCGAGACAAAAGAGGAGAAATAGGATTAGGGGGATAGTATTAAACGAAGTTTAATTCTAAAACCTTAACAAAATGGCTAAAATACAAATTACAGAGGGCAAGTGGAACAGAGATTGTATCACTGAGCTTAACCTCACCAATGCAAATGCACTGGACCCTGCCTCTGGATATGATAAGGTTATCATGTACGCTGAAAAGCGTTATCTGATGACCTTCCTCACTGCTGGTGCTACCAACGGTGCTTTTACTGTGCCAAGGACCACCAACACATATAAAACGAGGATCCCAAAGGTTCCTGAAGGGGAACTTACATCAAACAAAGCCTGGCGTTACCACATCATGGGACGTATCCAGGCCGCGTCCGTTATACTTGGAACTGCTGCCGTAGGTACTCCTACTGCCGGCACTACTTCGTATGGCGGCTTCTTTACGCTCCAACTTAGAGATGCATATCTTCAGCCGGACATGAATGCTATTTTTTACAATGGCAAAATGGCCAGGGTGATGAACCATGCAAAGAATCCTGATGGAACGTATCACTACACCTTCCAGTGTTTCCCCGGAGATACTTTCTCCTGGACAACCTGGATTGCACCTCAAACAGGAGAAAAGACCTGTTTCGGTGGCTATACCACTCACGGTGAGAGATCACTGAAAGGGTATGGACGTGTACACTATCCTGACCAGTACATCAACCACATGACCATTCAGAGGAAAGGTGCTGCCATTACCGGTGACGCCAACGCTGAAAGGGTTCTGTGGTATGTTGTCACCAACAAAAACGGCGGATCATCCAAGGGTTGGATTTTCTGGATCGAGTCACAATCAAGAGCTCAGTTCCTGATGGAAGATGAGTTCCAAAAATGGTGGGGAAAATCAACAATGAAGGATTCCGACGGAAATCTGTTGGGTTCACCATCAATGACTGACCCGGAAACTGGAATGCCCATCACCGCCGGTGACGGCTGGCTGGAACAAATAAAAGGTTCAAACGACCTGGAAGCAAGTGGTGCAGACGGACTTGCTACTTATGATGACTTCAAAGACATGGTCATTGCCATGGACAAGAAGGCAGAAATGAGTGGTGGTAAACTGTATTACTTTGTAACTGGTACTGAAGGTATGCAAAACGCACATGATGTTATTGCCGCTCACGGGCTGGCAACTTATAATTTCACACAAAACCTGCCTGCTCCTTCAGGTGTTGGCGGCGGAAGTCCTGCTGTCGGATATCAGTTCAATACACTTAATGTCGCCGGAAGTCAGATTGTGTTTGTACACAATCCTATGATGGACGACGAGCTTAAGTTTCCCAGGAAGCTTTCAAACGGTAAACTTGCAATGAGCTGCACATATTACTGCATGGATAACTCCACCAGTGATACCGGCAAGCCGAATGTTGAAATTCGTACCCGTGGCCGCGAAGGCGTAAACCGTAACCTGGTATATTATTATATTAATGGTATGACAGGTGAAGGCAAGCCCATGACATCAGTTGACGGTAAGGAATTCCAGATGCTGAAGGAAAACATGCTTGTTGTTTACAACACCAAGTCAAACGGTCAAATTGAACCGAACTACAATGCATAACAGTACTGCCCGGCACGATACCGGGCAGTTTTTTACTTTTCATAAACGTGTATAAAAAATAAATATCATGTCATACGTGTTAGTGTCACAAAAAGAAAGAGAAAATGCCCCATTCGATATGTTTGGGGATATGGTTAAGTTAAAAATAGCGGACCTTGACAAAATTGTTGAATCAATAAGGAAGGAACGGATGAAGGATGGGCAGTCCATGCAAATTGAGATTAAGGCAATCAAAACTCGTAGAGAGAAAGAGATCAGTAAGGTCGTAAAGTTTGCGAAGGATCCATTGACCGGTATTTACTACGGCATTGTCGTTGGTAAGTATGATGATGGCAACCCAAAATTCAGAGGTATTCTTTTGACAGATCATAATACCCTTGATCTAAGCAATGATAATGAAGCGAAAATGTATGCAGTTCTAAGAATGCATCCATGTGTACTTGGGAATCCTGTAGGGGGCCTTGAACCAACCTTCGAAGTTGTAGATCAGGACAAAATCGCTAAGGAAAAAATGCGTAAAGGTATTGATCTAAAGAAAGCCCTTGATATTATTGTTGCAATGCGCGGGACAGATGTTCTGCCTTTTGCCAGGTATCTCGGGTTACCTATTCCTACTAATCCTACTGTCAAAATACTTAAGGGAAGCATCATGGATATGGCCATCGATAACCCACTGGAATTTGACAGAAAGTATAATGAGCCACTAAGGAAGACTTATGAACTTTTGGCAACAGCAAAGGCAACAAAGGTTGTTACTTACGATGTTGAACGTGGCCATTACCTGGGAAGCCTTCCACTTGGTTATTCAGTTCCAGAGGTTGTAAGAACTTTAGAGCAAGATCTTACTCTTGCTGCAAGAATACAATCTGAATTGAAAAATGTGCCTAAAAAACTTATAGAGCTGGAGGACGAAGAAGAAGAAAAAAAGGAAGTGGAGAAAGAAATAAAAGAAGTCTTTAAAAATAATTATAAGGAAGAACAGGCCCAGGCTAAAATACCACCAAAAGAAGAAGAACAATCGGAAGAGAAAGATCCCGTTAACAAAGAAGAAAAATGAATATAGTACAACTGCATTACAAAGTCCAATTCTATCTTGACAGCGTTCAATCCCCAAGGTTCAATCCTGATAAGATAGACGATGCAATAAATGCTGCCATTAATGATATCATTCTTGACAGGTATGATAATATCAGAAAAAACCAACGTGAGAAAAATTATGGTTTTCAAACAAGTCAGAGACTTCGTGATGAATTATCAACCCTTGTCAACCAATCAGGTACGGTAGCCGCGTCAGGGAATGTTATTCCAAGAACAAATTTCCCGTCTGATTATATGTTAATGCTCTCAATGAAAGCTAATATATCAGGACAGATAGTTAATACTATACCTGCAACATATGACGAGATCAACATTCTCGATCTTAATCCGTTCTTACGACCTTCTATTGTTGAACCCGAAAGGGTATATAGAATAGAGTCACAAAATGGTGTTGAGATCATTTTTGGTGACCTGGGAGTCTTAAACAGTGCTTCATTTGATTACATAGCAACTCCTGCTACTGTAAACATTGGTACACAACACACCGGAACGACAGAAGCTGATGAAATATATGCTACTAATTATGCTACTGTTATTGCATATGTTCCGTCTGTTATAAGTCAAATGGGATCCGCTAGAGGTCAGGTTTTGAACACTGTTAATCTTTCAAGAGGGGAACTTTATACGATTGGCACTGGAAGTGAAAACAGGATAAGACTGTCCTCTGGTATCCTATATAAAGGCTATACAGAGACAGATTTACCTACGTTATTGCATGAAGAGCTTTGCAGGCAGGCTGCTAAGATCCTAAGCGGTAGCACGTCGAATTACGACATGAAGAGGTCGCTTGAAGAAGACATTAAAAATACCGAGTAAACGTTTGGGAAAATCCCAAACAGTGCGGTAATTAACTATTAATACTTTATAAAATGGATGCTGAAAACATCATCGTAAGAAAGGGTATAATCAATACGCTGGTAGCTACAGGTGGCAATGTAGTCAATGACGCTGCAAGTGGAGCATACCCAGGGGCTTGTATTGTTGTATTGAACAATGCTACGTCTCCACCCGTGGAGGTTCTACCTCCAATTCTCAAGGATAAAATTGTGTCAGGCAAGAAGCTTGCGTCGCAAGCTGAGCAGACACAGATAGCTATTATCGGTACTGACGAAGAAACCATTGTTGCTTCAACAAGGTACCAGGTTCAGGTCGGTAATGCACTGGAGAAATATGAGTCAAGACACAAACTTATTGGCAAGTATTCTCATACTGCACCCGCCACACTTAGTGGTACTGCAGCTACTGACAGGTACAATGTTTATTATGCCTTAATGGGTAAAATAAACGCTGATGTGCAAACAAAGGTTACAGCCTATCTGATGCATAAGGTTGCTTTCACCACCGGTGCAACAGCCATGCTGACAATAGGTGAAACCATCACCCAGGCAACATCAGGTGCAACAGCTAAAGTTGCTGCACAGCTGGTTGCTTCTGGTGATATTACCACAGGTAATGCTGCCGGTACTCTGTTCGTCTATGACGTATCAGGTAGCTGGTCTGCAAGTTCTCTGGTATCAACTGGAGGTACATCATCCGGTACTGTCACAACTAACGCAGCCCTTACACAAGGAACCGGACTGGTTATCGTTGACGATGCCAACTATTATGCTCCAAGGCCTTACCAGCGCAGGGGTGTAAGTCAGGTTCTGCTAACTGCAGGTTTTACCACTGCTATTGTAGAGATTGGCATTGCCACTCTTACTGCAGGGGCAACAGGTGAAAACATAGGCCGTGTCGGCTTGTATTCAAGGGGTATTGGTTCAAGGATGGCTCAGGATGTTCCGACATTTACCCCGGAAGGGTTTAATGTTGTAGCTGGTGAAGCTGACTTTGTGCTCAATGCTGCTCCAGATGCAGCCAAAACGTACACTACGTTTATCCTGGAAACAAATCCTGCACCGTCAGATAATGTACTAACTGGATACAGCAAGACTGGACAGGCAATTCATGTCCTGTATGCTGATGAAAGCAATAGCACATATCTCTCGGCTTTGGAAACTGCAATTGAAACAGCCTTAGGAATCACCATTCCGTAGGGTAATATATGCTAACGTTAATCTAGGGCGAGTCGCCCAGCGTCTCGCCCTTTTTTTTCAAATGCAATATGAAGCCCTACATAATCAAACAAGGGAGGCATTACGCCTCAGGATGGCTGGGAAGGCTACTTAATATTCATTGTAATCTTGAGTCTATATATATAGATGGTAAATTTGATGAAAGCTGCTGGTATGAACCAAGAAACAATGATGACAAAACCGACCTTAACAAACTCTTCGGGCTCGGTTTCGGGCTGAGCCATCATAAAAATTCCGTCCGTTTTGGCTGGAGGCCAAATTTCAGAGAGAAAGGCAAAATTGATATTTATGCTTACGTGTATGATAAATCATCAGATGAGCATATTAGTAAATATATTAATAGTGTATTATGCGATGACCAATTTCTTTTAATAATCAAATTAAGATGCGACGATTACCTTTTAACAGTAAATAATAAATCAGTAGAAATTTATAATTGTGAACAGGATCCATGTTGGGGATTTTATCTATATCCATACTTTGGAGGCAATAATACAGCTCCGCATGATATGACTATCCTGCTTGGCATTTATAATAAAAGTAAATATAACGATGCCAAAAATATTAATACTAGTAGTAAATTCGTTTGGCTTTAACAGCATTTGCGAATTTCTAAATACATCACTCAGGTATACTCATTTAAAGATAACAATACCTATAGCTATGTTTATTACATTGGTTAGCGAAACTCTTCATGAAGTATTTGGTCTTACAGGTCCTTTGTTTTATGCACTATTAACACTTTTTATCCTGGAGCTTATATCTGGCGTATGGGCATCCCGGGTTAAACTCCGTGCATATAAGGATATGCTAAAAAATCCAGACCTGGCCGAAGGTGAAAGACTTAATTGTATGTGCAGAGTTAGGCAATATTCTTTCTCTTCCAGAAGGTTTTCCAGGGCCGGGGCCGTAATGGGATTTTGGTTAATTATAATTTATATCCTTTGGCAATTTGCTCATTTTGAGAACTCTGAGGTACTTTCTGCTATATTTTACAGCATTCATGTATTATTTATATCATACATAGTTGGCATATATTTAATTTCGGTACTGGAAAATATAATAGCATTAAGCAAAAACGGTAGTGATTTCAAATTACTCAGGGGTATTTTTGACAGATTAGTTAAACCGGATAAGTGAAAAAATTTTAATAAACCAGGATATGGGAAAAGTTACCAAATGGAAACGAATTCTATCAAAAGCATTTGATTGGCTTAAGAAAAATAAACCAACACCAGGAAAGATGTCAGGTAAACTTAAACAACGCGTCATAATCGTTAATGGCTCTAAATTTAAGCCAGAGTCACTGGAGGTAGTTTATGACAAAACAGCTATGATTCCTTCAGATTATGTAGGAAAGCTTGAGTACCTTGTAATACATTGCACGGCTACTCCGATGGATATGAAGGTAACGAAGAAGCACATTTATCAATGGCATATTGTTGAAAGAGGATGGTCGAGAATGGGCTATTCTGACCTGATCTGGTCCAATGGTTATATTGAAAATATCACGCCATACAATGAAGATCAGTACGTAACCAATGATGAAATGACCTGGGGTGTTTCCGGCCATAACAAAAATACAAGACATATATGTATAGTTGGTGGACTGGATAAAAACAAAAAGGATGCTGATACACTTACTGCGGCACAAGCGTTTAGTATAGCTAATATTATTTTGAGAACCGTTAGGTATCATCCCAATATAAAAATTGTAGGTCACAATTACTTTACAAATGCAAAAAGTTGTCCTAACTTTGATGTACCGGCTTACCTTGAACTATTGGGGGTGCCTGAAAAAAATATAGGTAGAAAATGACACTGAAAGATATTGTATATGACATAAAGACGCTGCTTCGTCAGGTTACTGATGACACGTCCGTAAGTGACGTTTTTCTTGTTCACAAGATCAACAACTACAGAGAAATTCTTGCCAATGCTTACTATCAACAGTACAAGGTACTTGATCCTGCATTATTTCAAAGGCTGGGTGTGCTGGATACCACGGATGTTCTTAGTTCTGATCATCCGGCAATAGGATATGGTTCAGTAAGGTTCTCGAAGGTGTCATTGCCTAAGCTTATGTCAATACCGGACGCAATGACGGTACAAGTCTCAGAGGTTTCCAGGCTTAAAATACTAACAGAGGTGTCGTTACCCTATCTTCTCGAAGTCATAAAAAACAAAGATTATAGATTAAAAATCTGGCACCTTTATTTTAGGGAAGATGATGCAATAAATATATATCCAACCATTAAGAAAGTGGCTGTAAGTGCAGCATTGAGTGATCCCAGGGATGGATATAAATTTAAAACAGAATATGGAAACCTTGCAGCACTTACATCGAATAATCAGTATACTGTTCTATCTGGAAGTGTAAGGGAAAACATTGCTTCCACACAAAACATATATGTAAAAGGAGATACCTTTACTACAGATGCAAATGGTACGTATAGCGGTGACGGTAAAGTTAAGCTTACAACACAATATTCTGCAGTGTCAATGTCTGATGACTATCCTATATCCAGAGAAATGGCCCAGGAGATCGTCATACAAATATTAACAAGGGATTATCAGATTGAACGTCAACAGATATTTGATACGTTTAACGATGCTATGGATCAATTAAAAGTAATTGCAAAAAATGTCGGATAATAACATTACCCGGACGGATATATGGAATAATGTTGCAGATAATCGGCATCATTTCAAAAAGTATCCTATAAAAAATCAGTATGATATAAAACTTGCAAGAAGGTTTTTATCATTATACTTTATGTTTATGTGGAATGCTGTTTTAAATGGACACAAGTGGACGTTACCTGTAAGGTTCGGTAAGTTATATATTGATGAAAGGCTGCAAACAAAAAGCAGAAAAGTGCCTGGATACCTAAAACCGTATGTAAAAACAGAATATGTTCAAAACACAAGAACGCCCGGGATTGTGTATAAAATAGTTATTGATGGGAAATTTTTTACAAAGTACAAAATGCGGTTCAGGGCAGCGAAAAGCATTCGCAGCAGGTTAAGAGTAATGATCAACAACTATGAACTAAACCTAAACCCTGGTTAAAATGAGTATCGGAAAGTTTATACCTATAGAAGTTCCCATTCAGTATGTGATGGAGGACACATCTGAAGAGCATGCACCTATGAAATTCATCATGGTCCGTTGGGCTGTTAATGCTATTGGTAGACTAAATAGCCTGGCTAATTATGAAAGAAAGGCTTTTGTAAGAACTGTTACAGACTGCATTGTTGAATTGCCTACCTATGCGGTTCATGTCAATGCATTAATATATGGAGACCAAGGGACCGATTGTCCAATACTTAATGACTGCAAGTACTATAGGGAAACGACTATACAATACGATGGTGTTGATACTATATTCAGGTGGGACAATTTAGAGGGTGGGACTTGTTATCAGACGCCGTATCCATGGAGTATACGTAACAATAAAATAGTTATTGATTGTGATGTGAATGGCGATGAGGTAACACTCGACCTTTTGGTTCATCCTACAGATGCTGATGGTCTTCCGCTGATGCTCCAGGAACATACAGATATGGTAGTGGCATATCTGAAGATGAAATTAGCGGAGAAGGAGCAATGGACCAGGTATAGAAAGGGGAAGATGCAAAGAATAGATATTGACTTTATTGATGGACTGGGAATGAGATTTGAGAGAGAAAGAAAAATAGCGAAAAGTAAAGGACAGCACACTTCGGAGATGGATAAGGAAGCAATAAGTCAAATGATCTATCATCCATTAACAGGAAGAGGATATCTTAATTTAGTACCGTTATAATGACTATAGTAAGGAATACATTTGAAAAAGGTGTACATGAAGGTTACGAACCTGCTTTCCAGCCACAGGGATCCTTAAGAGATTCATTGAATGGCAGGATTATAAGTATTACTGAAGGCAACTACGCCTGGGAATGCGTTAGTGGTAACTATGTATACTTTACTCTTACTACAGGATATGTTCCCATAGGGGCCATTGAAGGCAATAATATATTGTACTTGTTTACGGCACATGAAGACGATGACGGTGAAGGACAGATAATCGCTATATCAAATACCGGCACAACAAGAATACTATTACAGGAAGATCTGGGATTTAGCTTATCAGGATCTATTACTGGTTTTTATCTTGAGGAAACTACATCGATCAAAAGGATATACTGGACAGACGGTATAAATCCCCCAAGGTCCATGAATGTCGCAGATACAACAAATTATATATATCAACCACAAAACTACACCTGGTATTATGTAATTGGAAATTATGTTACTGATACAGGTACCGGAACCAATTACGGGCTATATGAGGCTTTTTATACTGAAGACCGTGCTTCGGACTTTGTCAGCGGCGGTATCGGTACTAATATTATTCTGTACCGTATTCCTGATAACCTTAATTTTGACCCTAATGTTTCTTTTGGAAACATTTTATGTAGGGGACGAATTACTGGAACTCTTCCGTTTTCTGGATATTACTTTGCATTCAGGATGATAACTAATGATGGATACTATACTGCATGGAGTCCCCCTTCATATATGTTCAGCATATTTAAGCCTGTAGATCAACAAACCGGAACAAGTCGTGAGGTTCTTGTTACAAACTGGCAGAGGCATATTATAGAAGACATAGAAACTCAGTCAGAATATGGATTGCAAATCCAGATATCTGGTCTTGATACAAAGTTTAAATATGTTGAGCTTTTAGCTTTTAGGGGCCTTTCACTGGATACTATCGATACTGGCAGAATTGTAGCCAAGACTCAGATTATAAGCGAAACAGTAACAATAAATGTTGACCAATACTCCGGTCGGGAGATAAGTTTTGATGAATATGCTGCCACTACTGTAACGATCAGTAAGTGTAGTGACATGATTGATATTCGTGGATATAATACACTTGTTGATATTACAGAGGAAGGGCAAATAGGTACTGAGCAGCAGCTAGGGGGCTGTACAATAGAAACTGCAGTTCAGCCTGTACCTCTGGATGTACAAAATCTTCCATATGCTGATGATGACAGAGCTATGATGGGTTTGTATGCACAGGGACCTGATGGTGTCGTCAATGGCACTATAATGCCTTTTTGCTGGTATAAGGTTGAGGGTTCTGATGTATATGGTTATCCTAATTATGACGGCAGCTCATTATCTTCTACTCCTGCAACAAGGCCTTATATTCTAGGTCTTTATCCTTATCCTGGATGGACCGGTGGTGCCGGCAATACAGTTACTCCTGTAATGAGGATATCCAAATATCATGATTATCGCAGTGGTGAAAATGTATATGAGACACATGATGTACCAGACGTGATTGGTACCAAGGGTGTGATGCAAAATATTATGGCCGGTTACTGGGAGAGGGAAACCTATAGATTTGGTATTTTACCTATAAGTAAAACTGGTAAGCCAATGTACGTGAGGTGGATAGGAGATCATTCTTTTGAGAAAAGAAATGGCAACTTTTTACCTTGCCTGCAACCAAATGGAACAGTAGGTGGAGTGATTCATAATAATATTACGTCACTATACGACTACACTTCCATTAATCCAGAGGGATACGAAACATATCTTTATGCTAATGTATTGTATCCATTAATATCTGTAGACCTTACAGATATTATTGACCAGATATCAGGTTTTTGTATAGTACGTGCTCCCAGGGATAAGCAACTGATAGGAGAGGGTGTTGTTGAATTTGCTGTGTTCGACAATGCATCAGAAGGTACTATAAGACATATAAGAAGGCCTTCACATCCTCAAATTTATCAGGCTACAAATGCAGGTGGACTTAACGGTGCCATTGTGCCTAATTGGGATTTTCTGTGGTACACCAATCCAGAACACGTTGTCAATGACGAAACACCTTCATGGGGCATTAATGATAAGCTTCAGGTTGTAAGGGTAAATACTGTCAAGCATGGCGGTCCGAGCAGCAGAAGCCTTGAAATAAGTAGTTCACATAATGCTGCGGCAAAGTATTACAATAATGGTATATTAAGCCCTATTTATGAGCCTGGTGTTGTATCCTATTTACCAATGGCTCCAGGAGAACAAAGTGAGATCATAAGCAGAACCTCAGCTAATCGTACTGTTATAAACAAAGCAGAATATAATTCCTCTGCCGATCCTCGTAGATGGGACATTGGCTCAAAAGGAATGATTATTGCACTAGATCAGGATTGGCCATATGGTACTTACAATTATGGTCCGGAAACTGAATTTGCTCATGAAAAGTTTTATATTGCCCAACAATTTAGAGCTAAAACAACATTATATAATGGACAGTCTGATTACGGTTTAGCCAACACTGAATATGTATTTACTGGACATTACCAGCAGGTAACAGATGATTTTAAGGCAGCCATAGCTATTGGCGGAAAATATATAGCAAAAGACATTCAGGTATTTGGTGGTGACTGTTACATCAATGTGTTCAACTGGCTTCGCATACAACAGGATCAAAAGAATCTTGTTACATCATCAGGCGTTACGGGTTACAATAATTATTCATACACAGCTTTAATACCAATACAGAGTACGCTTAACACTGATACCAGGATAGGAAAGAACGTAGCATTAAACTGGCCCAAGAGCACCAGCTCTTTGAGGCATTATAATAACGGAGTATCATGGAGCAGGTTGGATGGTATTGATGGTCCGGATCCGGAGTTAATACCGAGCCAGGTTGTTAATACGGCGTATTCAAATCCTGAGTCGCTTAAAAAGAACATTGGTGTTCCTGTCGGCTTTCTTAATGAAACAGTATATCGAAACAGGGTCAGGTATAGTCCCAAAAAAGTTCCCGGAGAGTCTCAGGATTCTTTCAGAACCTACAGGGCACTTGATTATCTGGACATCGTCGGACTTGGGAACAGATTAGTAAGAATTGCCAAGAAGACAGGGAGATTGTTCTTTTGGCAGGATACAGCATTTGGTTATATACCCGTTGAAGAAAGAGCCTTGCAGTCTCTTGAGCTTGGACAGCCGGTCCAGTTGGGTATGGGAAGTACATTGGATAAATATGATGAGGCATCTGATTACTATGGTTTGCAGCACAGGACGGGACTTAGTTTAACTCCATCTGGTTTCGTATGGATAGATTTCAGTAAAAGAAAGTTTATGTACTTTAATCCTGGTGGATCTCTGCAAGACCTTACAGAAAAACTCGGGCTAAATATATTTGTCAATAACCTTAGCTATATCTATGGTACTGCAGATGCTGTCCATAATGGCCTTGGTATTGCAACCGGCTATGATCCGGTAACCGAAATCACTTACTTTACTTTTAGGAGTACAAGAGAGGGCAACTATTGTATAGGCATAGATACTACTCGTATGTTGTATCACGGTAAGTATTCCTATTATCCTGAATTTTACGCAGTGCTGGGTAATGCATTGATGCGTTATTGGAGCTATGAAGGATTAAATATATATGCAGATGACAAATCCAGGACGCAACTTTTTGGTGAGGATGTTGAATATTATGTAGATATGATAATTCGTGGAGAGCTGGATATATCAAAGAAGTTTTACAAATGCATTGCCAGGGGAGTAAATAATTTCTTTACCAATGTACAGTATAGTGCTTTGTATAACATAAATACCGGATCTTTTGACAAGATAATATCAGAGGCTGTAAATGATACTCATTATTTATACAGGAATGGTGAATGGTGGTTCGGGATACCAGAAGATACAGATGGTAGTAGGATAGAAGATTTGATGTTGAGAATAAAGCTTTCTGGCTCCACAGAAGAGGGGAAGGTAAGGCTTTATGAATTATTAACTTATTACACTAAAATGTTTTAATCATGGCAATAGGAGCATTAGCAGGAATAGGCATTGGCATAAGTGTTTTGCAGGAAGGAATGGGTCTAATTGGCCTAGGAACTCAGGGTAAGGCACCAATAGAAGAAGCTGAGGACTTTAAGGTCCCACCTCAACTCAGCGAAACATACGCACAGGCAAAAGGTCGGGCAGCTAGAGGTGTATCCCAAAAAGAAAAGGCGCTGGTAGGTGCAAATCTTGCACAGACCAGGGCAAACACCAAAGACGTCATCCAAGAAGCATCAAGGACAAATCCTTCGGCCGGCATATTCGGTGCGGCAAGAGCTGCAAAACAAAGTGATGAAAGTGCAATTCAGGCGGCTCTTGCATTCCGGAGGGAGCAGGAAGAGCTACGGCGTTATGCAGATGAGAAAGGCACTACACTTGGCAATGCTCAAAGGGAGGTCGATGTGCTGAACTTTAATAAGACGATGGCAGAGCAAGCGTTTTATGAAAAGGAATCAGCAGCCTATGCAGATCTTTTGAATGCAGGAATCGGCAATGCAATGGGTGCTATTACATATAGTGACTACCTGGACACATTATCTGACATGTACAGCGATGGAGAGGATAAGACTACCAAGGATACAAACAAGATTTTTGGAGCTCTGACAGGTGCGGGCTCAATGCAATTTGGTTCAGATCCTGGTGAGTTTAAAGATTTGATACATCGGATTTATAATTCCAAGGATGCTATGTATGATCAGATGAGAAGAGATCGACACTTATTATAAACAATTGAACAATGGCATTTACTAAATTTGGACTAGCGTCTGGTCTGGCATACAGGCACAACTGGGGACAAGAGCTTACCCGGATGGAGAGGCTTCGCCAGCGTCAAGAGTACCTCAAGCAGAGACAAGAGCAAATTGACATGCGCAAGGCCCAGGCAGCAAAAGAGGATGCGGAATATGTAGCTAAGGCAACAAAACGAGGGAGTACTTTTGACCCATACAATGAGTCAAGATATAATGAATATCTTCGCAGCGATGTACTTCCGAAGATACATAGCTTTATGGTACAGCATCCCAATTTTAGGTATAACCCATTTGAGCTTATGGAGTTTAACAAGCTTGCCAAAAATGTTGGTGAGAACCAGATACTCAGAGATAGTAAGGCATTTCAGGAACAGCACGACGCAGCTGTGGAGGCCTGGAATACAGGAAAGATCACAGATACGCAGTACCAGGACTGGGCACTAAAAGCAAAAGCTTATCGCGAACAGGGCCCTGACGGATCTGTGCCATTGCCGTATTTTAGTGAGGGACAAAAGTTTGATTACATCAAGGCAATAGATAATGGTTTTAGTGGATTAAGAAGGTCTCTTACAATGTCAGGTGCAGCATTTGGTTATGATTTTGTACAGAAAGTTCCTGAAAGTAGTTTCAAGGAAGCAGCTTATATTGTATATGAAAGTAACGAAGAAGAATGGGATAGGTTATACGGTAATTCAACATTGGGTCAGCAGTTTGACAGTCCAATAGAAATGATTAAACACTTAGGAAAAAACTATTCACCAGATGATAAATATACTGGAAAGAAAAGTGACGGTGATGGCAGTGGAAGTGGCCAGCCTGAATTCGATCCATTTTACAATGATGTCTTTCTTGGGAAGAAACGTGGTACGTCTACAGCACCAAACACATATGTATCCTACCTGGTGCCCCATACAGAAAATATGATGTTTAATGCTGATCATATATTTGTAAAAATACCACCCAAGTTTAAAGAAAAGGTAGCGGCAGAACTAGAAGCCATAGGTGACAATCTTAATGCTGAGAAAATAATGAAAACCGGACATATAAAAATGAATGTACCGAATAACCTTGGCTTGCATCTTGACAGGGGCTATGGTGTCCGTTATGGAAATCAGACTGATCAGGATATGAATATACAGATGGTAGACTTTGGTGTAAGTACTACCTTTAATGTAGGTGGTGCATTGGGTGAAAGTAGTTATACAGAAGAACAAAGTATAAAGCAAATGATTAATGAGTCTTTTACACCAGAGGTTCTTAATGCCTTAAAAGACGCAGGTGCTTATGATGAGATGTTCAAGCTTGGACCGAAATCATCCACTGGGGCAAAATCGATAATAGCCCATAAAAATAAAATATTTTTTGATGCAAGCTATCCCTTGGTGCAGGCAAATGCTCGTTTATACAATAAAGCAGTTCTTGGTCAATCAGGAGCTAATAAAGCAAAAAGCTCTTTTTCATATGATGAGTCTAAACAGCCATTTGTTCCAAATCCTGGTCAGGAATCAGGATTTGAAAAAGCAAAGCAAGCCAATCCTGAGCTGACTAAAGAAATATACGATCAGCATATTCAACAATGGCTGGATGCAGGATATACCCAGGATGAAGCTGTAGAAGAAATAATTAAAGCCAATGCCAGACAGTAATTCAAAAGCAGTAAGTCAGTATACCTTACCCGGTCCACCGCCGAAAAAAAAGGAGGCTGTAAGCGGTTATACATTACCAGCACCACCGTCAAAAAAAACCGATCCTGGTTATGTCGGAAATACAGGTGCAACAGGTCTTACCGGGACAGGTCCTACTACGGTATCGCCTGATTTCGTAAGGCAGGTCATGGGATGGGGCAATACACCTGATGGGCAGGTTCCAGAATACGTCCTTGAGGCAAGAAAGGAATGGGCCCAAAAGGAGGCTGACATAAAGAAGCTTCAGAGTATAGCAAAGAAGATCACACCAGAATATGAGAAGATGAAACAGGCCGGTGATCTCCTGAGTTATGAAGAAATCCAAACATTAACCAACCGCAGAAAAGAAATACTTTCCGATCCTGCAAATAGAGAAAAGCCAGATATATATTCTTTTGATGCAAAAGGTATGCTTAAGTATGAGGTCAGAGATGAAATTCGTGAGATCGATGCTCAACTTAAGGAAAAGAGCAATAAGGCAAAGGCTATAAATAAAATATTGGATGAAGGTGGATATGAAGAATTATCCGGATCAGATCGCAGTGCTATTGTATCCTATTTGGATCAAAAGGATAAGATGGAGAAAGCTCAAAAGGAAATACTTCCCTTCATAACCAATGAGCTTGATAAGCGTGGCATTAAAGCCCCTGAAGCAAATATGGAGCAGATGCAGCAGGATATGAAATCTGTTTATGCTGCAGCTCAGAAAAACCGAGAGGTTATTGAGCAGGATATAAAGTTTGTGCAGGAGTCTATTCAGAGGGACTATGAGAAAGAACTGGACACCTTCCATGAGGCATACAAGGAACTATATAAACAACTTGATCAAAAAGTCCAAAGCGGTGAAATCATCGCTAGTATTGCTAATGGTGAATTAGCTGAATTTGCAAAGCAAGCTGATTTTATAACCAATTCGTTTAACCGAAGGGCTAATGAGCAGGTAGGTCAAATGGTACGTAGTGCTTCAAAAAAGTTCGAGAAGGATTTTGAGGAGCTATTTGTCAAATTACTTAAGAAAAACAATATAGAGATAGACAAAGATAAAGAAGAGGGTGAGGAAGGTAAATTAAAGTTTACTAAAAAATATATTGATCAGTATCAGGCTATTGTTAAAGATGCAATGACTGCCTACCAACAGTCAAAGTTACTGGAGTCAAAAAAGGAATGGGATAACCTTGATGGATATGAACAGTTTGTTCACGCCTGGCAATCAGGAGTTGCTGATATGTACGAGTCTTTTGGTGGCGGTGCACTTATGCTAGGACTACCGGAGGCTGCAGCGAAGCTCAACCTTTTAGCTGATCTTAAATATGATGAGTATCCTGCTTTTTCAAAAATGCCTTTAGACCAGGCAAAGAAGATGGGCTTTACCGATGAAGAGATTGGCAGGCTTACTGAGGAAGGGACTGTTGGGGACTTCTCTGCTAAGGACTTGCTTGACGAGCAGTGGTGGAAACAAAAAGTTGTCAGGACCTCTCCTATGACTTTAGCTTTGATGGCTGCTTCTCTTCCTACAGGTGGAGCAGGTGCTCTCGCTGCCAGTGCAGCAGGTGCAGGAACTCTGGGTATAAGTATTACCGCCGGTCTTGTAGGAGCCCTTGCGTCACGCCCTGCAGAGTCACTTAGGGCAGCAGGATCCTTACTCAA